CATAAACAACAGTGGGGACAATTGATGGGTTCGCCGTCTTCCTTCCCAATCCTCTGCCTAATTAATCTGGCAGCCACTAAGGTGGCTTATGAGGAATACCTCAGATCTATCGAGGTTCTAGGGAAAAAGGAGTACTGCGTTCTAGAGGAACTACCTATGTGTGTAAATGGGGATGACATCTTATTTTGGTGTTATTCACAGGAACATTACAATGTGTGGAAACAGGTTACAAAACAATGTGGCCTAAAATTTTCTCTGGGTAAAAACTATACTCACAAAAGGGTCGCAATCATCAACAGCGAACTCTACTTTTCTAAATCTGTGCTTAACTATGATATGTTAGCCAGTCAGAAAGTCCCCCTCACACAGCAAACCACTGCCCAACTTTTCTTCACAAGGGCCGGCCAGGCACCCCCGAACACTCTGTTCGAAAAGGTGTCTTCCGTCAATTCTCGTCTCCTCATCGGGGGACAAAGAAGTGGTACAGCTATTGATCAAGTGGACCTCTCTTACTCAACGATCCGAGACCTTGAAATTCTCGCAGCCGAGTTAAGAAGAGGCAAAGTTCAGCCACAAACATACGTGGGAATTAAATTTACGAGTGACGACGATGAAACTTATGGGGTGAAGAACAAACAACTTTACTCTAAACTTACATCCGAAGTGGAACAACTTTTCTTTCTACGACAGGTACAAATGAAGGACTCAGTCATTCGTGACAGAAATCTGGATACATACTTGAAATGGAGAAATACGATTGAGGCCCGGGGTGAAAAGGGATTAAGTATGATCGCCGCCGACAATATTGAAACAAGTCGGCCTGCGTTGAGGAAGTCATTCACACAAACGTACAACAAGATACAGAAAGCTAAACTGCTACAAATGCAAAGGGCTGGTCTGGGTAATGCGGACAAGAATACACCGTACTACATCCCGCAGTCTCTCGGAGGGTTAGGTCTTATCCCTCCTCCAAACCATCAATTCACCGCAATGGAATACATAGAGGTTGCAACTTTGGAAGGTTGTCCCTATGCGGCTGAGCGATATTTGAACAAAATCGCTCCTAAAATGCCGAAGCCTGCCTTTATGGTAGCTTTATCCCACGAGTTAACCCTCCAGAAAGATTTACTGGCTATTAAGGGAGAACTCAAAGAGGACGTAGATATTGGATTACTACGCTTCCTGGGTGAAGATGACGAATTCTGGGAACATAGTTTCTTAACAGGGTTTGTTACACAGGACAACATGGTTTTGGGGCCCGAAGATATGGGTGAGGCATACATGAAGACGACGCAAATCAGTCGCTCATTCAAATCAGCAGAGCTCTCTCGCGAGAAAGTCCGACAATTCAAACGTGGTCGTGACCTGCATATCTTTAAAAAGGTACGAGAAGTTGTGGATGGGGTTAAGAGAGAAAGAGTAGAGTGGGTTGAAGGTGAAGAATGTGGAAAGGGGATAGACTTTAAGTCTGTCTCTATCTACAGAACTCATCGCCCATCGCCGAAATACGAGTAAGGGGAGGAGGGATCCTAAAGGTGGAGAGATCCCCACTGTGAAGCTTGTGAAGGGTGAAGGTGTCTGGATAAAAGGTTGTAATATCTAGGTCGACATCAGCAACTCAGATCTTGTGGAGTGGGACGGAGTCAAACCATGATGAGCATATTGGAAAAGACTTGAGAGGGTTTATCCTCATCTATTTCGAATGTGCAGTTAAATGGTGACTCTGAGATTCTCTACCTATGGCGACTTTCGTCTTGGCGG